GTAATGGACGATATGGACGATAGATTTGTCCTATAGACGTCCCAAAAAAAAACGAAACGACCACAAAAAGTGGAGATTTCGTCGTTTTTTCATTTTTCTACCGAGTTAAATGGACGATTGGACTTGCCTTATCGTCCATTTTAGTAACGACGGCGACGATAACTGAAAAATGATGAGAAGGAACTGAGAAAGATTGAGTAATTCATTTATTATTCTGTAAAGATATTAATAAATGATTTTGGTATTGTTCTTGTTTGGAGCAGTGGTATATCTTATATATTGGAAGATACAGATACATCACTCGTGGTTGACTTCGCATCCTCTTCTTCCTCTTCAAATTGAGGTTCTCTATATTCCAGTAAGTCCTGAACCCCAGAAACGACCGAACTCCACCGAACCGACGCAATAAGTTGATTCCAAAAATGATTTTTTAATTCCTCCTCACTATCATCATCAAGGCGATTTAATACAGAAGCGGAGTTTGTAATCTGTTCCCATTCACCCTGCGGAACTCTATACTTTACAAACTCTACCAATGCCTCCTCTAACTCTTCAAGGATTCCACTCATTTTATATTATTACGGAGAATATTATTTAAACTCAAATTAATTGTTTTCATAGGAAAAAAAATGTGGGAGGTGGAGTATATTTTGAAAAATGAAGGCAACTAAAATAAAATCTTTTAAAACTTTTTGTTCTATGAGGTTTGAGTTTTTGAAATATACTCCATCCCACACACTTTTTTCCTAAGAAAATAATTTACGAATGTTTTGTTATAATATGTTCGTTTAACTTACACCTATACGCAAACTTCTTATTACAATCCTTACACTCAAATGTTTCCTTTTCAATATTGAAAATCTCTTTGTGCTTCTTTGAGTTCAAATGTCTCTCGTATTCATTCTTGCTATTTGTAGCATACTCACAAGGTTCGCATTTGTATTTCTTGATACAAACAAGGGCATCTATATGTGCTTGTAATCGCTCTTTGGTTCGGCAATCTCGTCCGCAGTTTCTACATTTTGTAGTTCCCTTACAATTATGTTCCTTGCGTTTGCCTTCCGTAGTAAAGAATTGGAAACAAGTCTCGCAGGAAAGGAATGGAATGTAATCCTCGTCCTTACGCTTGAAATACTCCTGCTTCAATCGGTCAATTTGGGGATTGACGACTTCATTGCGGTATGTAGTTTGAGTATCCGCAAGGAAATTACATAGTTCTTCGTTCGGTGTCTTTTCAAAGGTCTTGCGTATCTCACTCGCAAGTTCGCTCAATGTAGTATCAAATTGAAGAATAGAATACTCCTCATCTTCTTGTGCTTCCCTAAACTCCGCTTCCCAATCCAAATTATCAAGACGGCGTAGTGCGTCTGCCCTCATCGTCTTCATCTTCGCTTGGATGTCCTCCAATTTTTCAAAGTAATTCATTTATATTACAACGGAGAAAACATTTAAATGACTTTATCCGTTTTCGCCTCCACCTCGCACACTTTTTTTATACGACCTCGGCGACCTCGTCCGTTTGCGTGGAAGCATCTACATTGAATCGTTCAGGTTTATTACCCTTCTTGCTATTTAGGAAAAAATCAAACCACCGAAGATTTGAACTATGATTATTCAATTTATTTCCATCAATATGGTCTATACATTTCGTAGGGTCATTATCATCTCCATTAAAGGCAATACATACTAATCTATGAACCTTAATCTTCTTCGTTCCATTAGCACTATACTTATAAACAGAACGATATCCATTATGAAGGTGAGGTTTTAGAATATATTGCGTCTTCTTATTTCTAACATTCCCAAAATTACTGACTTCCCAAATAGGAACAAACGATTGTCTCCACTCTTCCATTTGTTATTATATACACCCCCATCATTTAAATTATTTCTACTCCCCCTTTGACGACCTCGCCAACTTCAACCTTACGAGGACGACCGATTGGATTTCGCACCTGTCCTTCCAGTTTCTTCTCTCGGTGTTCCTTGCGTTTGAGAAGGATGCGTTCCCTATTCTTTTGATAGTTCCGCTTTGACCTCTCACGCTGATTGAGTAGGGACTGATATGCTCGTTGGATTGCTTCCTCCGTGAGTTCCATTTTATATTAATACGGAGAATATATTTAAATCATAATTCGTTTTTTTATCTTGTATATATAATGGATACAGCACCTTTCGTGAGTTCAGGGATTACAGGTGGTATCATAGCAGTTGTCTATGTGTTATACAAGGTATTCAAACATTCTGCGTGTCGTTCAAGATGTTGCGGTCAAATGACGGAATTACAGGTAGATTTAGAGGATGGACTTTTACAAAATAAATCTCCAAGTCCCAAATCAAACGATATCGCCTCTGCTACTAAACCCCAATGACCTGCGTGTTGCCTCATCCAGTCTGGATAATTCAACTGCTCGGCGTTCTGTTAGTTTCAAAATCGCAGGTGATTTCCAACCTGTTGGTTTGCGAATTGTAATTGGATATGTATCATACTGCTCTGGATAGTAAGAACCGCCTGAAATACCACTTCGTTTCGCAAATTGCTGTCCTAAGGATAACAGATTTCCAATGTTGCTTAACTTATCAAAATTACCCTTCTTCGTATCTTCAAACCCAGTTTTTAGATAGTTCGTTCCCTTCTTAACTCCACTGGATACATTACGCAATACATCCATTATACCATCACCAGAATACTTCGCATCATCTACATCGCTTCTTGAAATATAAGGTTCAACTTCTCCAATCACTTCTGGAAATGAAGGAGCAGATTTGGATGCTTCCACAACCACAGGTTCTTTCTCTACTTCAACTGGTTCATCACCACCTCTACGCAGAGCAGGATATCCACTTTCTCGTGAATATAACGCTCTCATCTGTGCTTTTGCTCGTTCAAGAGGAAGAGGTTGAATGCTCTTATGAGAACCATCTACCGCTACAACCCAGTAAAGTTCCTTACGAGGTGCTTTACGAAGTTTGTAAGGCATCTTTATATTACTACAAGATAAAAACTCACCTATAATTAATATGGCGACTGGTGATGGTGCTATCTTTGGAGATAATCTTCAACATCTTCTTACAAAGAGAACACAAGCGGAAAAAGATAGTTCTTTACGTACGAAACCAAAACTTGAAGACAAATTAAAAGACCCATTTTATCAAAGATTAAATAGGTTAGTTCATCTTAGAACTCCTGTTGACTATGATGGAGCATTATATCGTTTAATACGAGATAGTTTATTTAGTCCAACATACTTTGGAGTGTACTTAGACGGAGACCATATTAATGCTGAGATGTATGATATTAAAGAGTTATATCCAGTCTTTAAAAACGCAACAGAAAAGATACCAGTTAAAGAAATGAATGTGGAAAGGACATTATCGTATCCTACTATATTATACGCTTATAAATCAATAAAAGACAATGCCGAAAGTATTATAAATACATTAATGGCGGAAACAGGTATTCCAAAATCCAAGCGTGTTCTTAATGGATTGTTAGTGAAAGATTTATTAACCACATTTAAGTTTTACAAGGATTCATTCAGCAACATACAAAAAAGATTTCCAGATATAGCAAAATATTATAAAGACACAAATACGATTTTTAAAGAGTTCGTTGATGAAAAATTAACCCCAACCGCAACAGGAGGCAGTGATTATGATAAACTAAAATCTTACTCTATTAGTGATGTAGATTTTCAGGACGCATTGGGTTTGAAACCTTTTCTGTATTATCCTGACCTTAGAAAAGTAAGGTCTGCTGATGAATTGTTTGATAAGCAAGGTCGTTGTGCGATTTTATTTTTAACGAGTTCTTTGTATCACGGACATTGGACTTGTTTGATGAAACGAGGAAATGTAATTGAATACTGGGATAGTTATGGTGGATACAGACCTGATGGCGAACGCAAATGGTTATCGCACAATGAATTAGTCAATCTACACGAAGACCAACCACTACTTTCTAATCTACTGCGAAATAGTAAATATACGATACTTTACAATCCATATCCGTATCAGTCGCATTCACCACAAACAAATACTTGTGGAAAGCATTGTATTACACGATTATACTATAAAGCACTCAAAGAACCGCAGTATCGTCAAATGATTAGGGAAAGCGGTAAAACACCAGACCAATTTGTAATAGATTTCGTTTACTCATTAATCGGCAAGTAAATAATATCTCTGCTTTAATCAAAGATGACGACGAAGGTTCGGTTCGTAAATACAGAAGAGGTTAGTAATGAGTTGATTTACTATAACCTTGATGTAATCAATTCGTCGCAGGTAGATACCGGAACTGGAAGCGACCCCAATGTAAAGTTTGAGGAGACACGAAGCACACCAATTCTTGCGGATGCTTCTAAATATAACTTCTCAATCGTTCGCTTTACGATTAACGGAGCAAATAAGGATTTGCCCTTATTCATTCCAATTGCGAACAAAGTTCAATCCAATACGACAGAAGCAGTTGTAGTCAGTGGAACGAATAACTTGTTCTATATTACATATCCAGACACAGCACAGACTATACAACTTACCTATGCTGTTACAATCACGACTGGAACTTATACGACAAGTTCATTTCTTACCGCTTTATCAAGTGCGATTACAACTGCGTTATCAGGAGGCACTGCTTCTACATACAAACCGACATCTGTTTCAGTAAGTTATGTTTCAAATACGAACAATGTATCCATTGTATTCAACTATTCAGGAACAGGATTAAACTATCCAACTCATTATCAAGCACTTTTGTTTTACGACCAGACGACTTATGCTACATTGGGGTCTGCGACTTTGTTTGGCGGTTGGGTTACATCACCACCAGGAACAGATGGTAATCCTGTGCTTCCATCACCGAACTTTGTAACCTTCCCAAACAATTTTTCTTCAAGTATTACACGAAGTTCTCCAACCCCAGTTGAAATCCAACCTTATACTCCAATCAATACTTTGTATGATACAATCTATTCTGTTACAATCGCAGGTCAGTATACGAAAGGAACTACAACTTATACAATTACACCAGTTACGAAGTTTATTACTTGGTATCCTGAAACGACAGATGTTCCACAACCTTCTGTAAATCCAGATGGAACAATCAATCAGCGAATAAGCGATAAGTATTGGTGGTGCTATACATATAAGCATTGGGTTGATTGCGTCAATAGAACTCTAACAGATGTTATGACCGCAGTCGCAACTCAATTGACTGCTTCAACAGGAACTACAATTACTCTCATTTCAAATCCTCCTGTTGTATCGTATAACCAAAATACAAATCTATTCAGTATCGCATTTGATAGTTATGGGTTCGGTTGTAATACAAATACTTACCTGAATGCTCTTGTATCATCAGTTCAATCTGGTTATACTCTAAATATCGTAAGTCCAATCAATCAAGACCAACGCCTCTGTAATACATCAGGAACGATTGCGAATGAGAACTTCTCGTTATTCTTCAACTCCAATATGTTTGGTCTCTTTACAAACTTCAACAACATCTACTATGGACTGGAAGCGGTCAGCAACAATGGAATGGATAACCTGATTGTCTGCTCTAACGAACAGACTGCCTCGTATAATCCGTATGCGTTCAATACGACGAGTGGAACGATTGTGGCGACCTCAACGCTGAACTCTGCGTATCCAAAGGTGTTATTCATTGCGACGCAGGATTATGCTTCTACGAGTTCGCTTTGGTCTCCCATTGCCTCTATTGTATTCTGTTCTACTCTGCTTCCTACTCTACCTGAAAATATCTCTGCCCCAGTCGTTCTCAACTCAGGGAATAATACATCGCAAAATACTTCTCTTAACGCATTCACGCCTATCATTACAGACATTTCCTTGCCGATGGCGACCGCAGGGGATTACCGCCAGTTTATTTCTTACACGCCGTCTGCTGAGTATCGCTTGACCTCGCTTGGAACAAGTCAGGTAGATGTGCGAGAGATGAATATTTCAGTCTTCTGGAAGCACCGACTTACTGGCGAACTCGTCCCATTGACCCTATTCAACCAGTCCAGCGTGTCCTTGAAAATCCTGTTCCGCAAACGCAATGGTGGAAAGTAGTCGTTCCATTTCCCCAAAAACTTTTTATCTGTCTTAATATAAAATGGCGAGTGCTGATGTTGAGAAGGTTGCCGTTTATGATAGTCGTATCGTCCAGTCTCGCCCACGATTCGCAGTAGATAAGGGTGCGTTGTCTGTTTCAAATGCTCCCTTTCAGGCACTCTCGCAGACGACCTCCCAGCATACCTACTCCGTTCAAGTGCCGAGCGAGACGACCTTTGTTGACCGAGCAGTAAACTGGTCGTCGCAGGTGTGTGTTACTCTTAGTGTTGCTGGTTCTTTTGCGTCTGGTTCTACTTATACAATTGGTAATCCTTCTGGGACATCAGGGCAGAACGATACTTGGTGGGGATGGTGTGCGTTCCCTCTTCAATCGCTTACCTCTACAATTCAGGCAACGATTAACGACACGAATGTAGTGATTAACTCTGGTGATGTGTTGAAGGAGGTTCTGCGTCTGGTAGATATTCGTGCGAATACGCTTCAACGAACGACACCTTCAAAACTGGATACATTTGCTTTGGCGACGGATGACTTCCGTTATGTAAACTCTACTTATGGAACTTATGGTGAGAGTGCCTCAATTCAGGAAGAAGCACCGAACTCATCTGCTTGGACGAGTGGCGACCCCAAACAAGCGTGGAGTTCGTCTGGTATTCCGTATGTCGCCAAGACATCAGCAAATACCTTTGCGGTGACTGGTTCTGCGTATGCTCCTGGAACATACTGGGAGTGTTCTCCTGCGACTTCCACCTCTTCTACTCTTGCTTTCAACGATGATGGTTCGCTAACTCTTGCGGTGTCTGGAACAGCAATCACTTCTATCAATGTGTTCGTTGCCCCTTACTTTACCGAGAAACTGGTCTTGTCTCCCTTTATCTTCAACGATGTTAAGGAGCGTGATACTGGACTTTTTGGTATCCAGAATATTCAATGGACGATGAATATGCGAGACCCTTCAACGTGTCGCCTTATTCGTCAGCGTCAGGCAGTCTGCTTGAAGGTATTAACGAGTGATGGGACTGGTGGGACGAGTGTTGGTATTACTCTAACGAGTTCTTACAACACTTCCGTGACTGGTGGTGCTTTCCAAAACTCTAAACTTGACTTGCTGTTCCTAACGCCATCTCTGTCTCTGCCTCTTCCTCCCAAGTCAGTTGTTCCGTATATGGAGTTCCCACGCTACATTACGACGAGCAACACTGCGATTTCTTCTGGTTCTACGAATGTGGTTTATTCTACGCAGACGATTACGCTTCCTCAAATCCCTGATATGCTGGTAGTGTATGCGAAACCGACTACATATTCGGATGCTACTCAGGGAGACTGGTATCTTCCAGTTCAGTCTGTCTCAATCCAGTGGGACAACTTCGCTGGTTATATGTCTACGATGTCGCAACAGCAGTTATACGAGATGTCAGTGGAGAATGGACTTTCGCAGGATTACCAGCAGTGGAGTGGTCGTCTGCCTCTCAGTCGTGGTAATGCTGTGTGGTCGTCTCTCGGAAGTGGTAAGTCAATCGCTCAGGGAGTTGGCGGTATGTTGGTTATCCGTCCTGGTAAGGACTTTGCCTTACAGGAAGGTCAAGCACCTTCGCTGGTCGGCAACTACACAATTCAGTTGAATGTTGGTCTGGCGAACTACTCTGCTAATTCGGTCACCCCCACAATTTATGTAATGACGATTAATTCTGGGTTCTTTGAGAGTGTTAAGGGAACTTCTCGTGTGGTGAAGGGCATTCTCAACGAGGCAGACATTATTTCCGCCCCAATTTCGTCTCTTGCGACTCGTTCGCAGGTAGAACGAGCAGTTGGCGGTGGATTTATGTCTAAACTGGGACACGCTATCCAGAAGGCACTTCCACACATTCCTGCCGTAGCAAAGGTAGTTGCTCCTCTGGTGAAACCGCACTTGCCGTCGCCTCTACAAGCAGGTCTTTCAATGGTAGGATACGGAGATGGTGAAGGTGATGCGATGCCTTCGCACTCTGGTGGTCGTCGCAAGGCACACCACAAGGCACACCACCGCCTAATGTAAAAATCTTAAAAAAATGTTTCCTAATGTAAAGATAAATGGAAAATACACAGATGACTTCTCTATTTGTTAGTAATAGTAATTTTGAATGCTTTGCGGTTGAATTACGCAAAATGCTAAATCAAATGAGATATCTTGTGGAGGAAATGAAAAGAACAGAAGGAGAATATAAAAAGGCATACAAGTATGTTCTACAAAAGAAGCGTCAGGATTTACTAACACTTCTTCGTGATTTTGAATCAGCATATTTAAAAGAGTTAGAAGATATCATACCTTATAATGACCTACTTTAAGTCATTCCAAAGGATACGCATTGCTAATCTATTTGGACTATAAGGATTGTTCTTCCAATCACCTTTAATTTTTCTTGCTCGTTGAAGATACGAAAATCGTTTAGAACCTGCTAATCCTTGTTCTCGTCCTTGCCGTTCAAGAAAAGAATATATAATGAAGTCTCCGTATCCTGACCTACCGAAACGCACAATTCCATTTGGTAAATGATACTCTAATTTATGCGTATCATCACTGCTGAAATAAAGTTGTGCTGGGTTATACTTTCCAGTAGAATGATATGCGGTTGCTCTCGCAATACTCAGATATTCAGTTGGATTGATACCTTGTTGCTCTAATTGTGTCTTGAAGAGTCCAGTCGGCGAAGTCATTTGTAATATATGAATAAAATAAAAATGGATAATTACTTCCGTAAAAATAATATCCAATAGATATAAATGTCGCTATTGGATACTATCTTAGAGAAGATAAAACAACAACGCAATCTAAAAGATGCTTCTATTAAGATATTCAAACGCAATATTGAGCGTCTTGCGGAAACAAAGGAAATCAAGGATTTCAACTTCTTGAAAGATACAAAGAATATTAAGAGTATTCTTGCCCTTTACAAACCTGAAACGCAGAATAGTATTTTACAATCTGTTAATAGAGTATTGGAGCAACTGAATGATGCTGAATTGTTAGATACATACCGCAAATTGTATTATGAAGTTCATAATAATATTCGCACTACACCGAGCGATATTAAGACTGAAACGCAGGAGAAGAATTGGATAGATTGGAATGATATATTGAAGAAGCAGAATGAATTGATGAAGAAGGCAGTTGAAACGCAGAAATGGGACGATATACTGAATGCGTTTGTCCTAATGCTTTATACCGCAAATGAACCGAGACGTAATCAG